GTATCTATGTCGGTATGCGTCCCTGCCTTGTCCAGCACAACAGCATTTCCAATCCTTCCAGATGCCATTTCGGTATCGTCGGAACCATCTATAATCTGAACGAGGCACGCCCTTATTCGCTGGTGGATATGATGAAGCCGTACAACTATATGTACGACGCCATCCACGCTAAGCTTGTTGACCTTATCGCTACCAACTGGGGTAAACTTCTGGAACTTGATCTGGCGATGAAGCCGAAGAACTGGGAGGTTGACAAGTGGATTTACTTTGCCCGTGCTAATAAGGCGCTCATCAAAGACTCATTCAACGAGGGCAACAAGGGCGCGGCTACCGGAAAACTTGCCGGCGGATTAAACAATGCCTCCAAGGGATACATAGACGCAGACTGGGGTCAGTCCATTCAGAACTATATGGAATTGCTCCAGTGGACAAAGGATTCTATGTCCGACCTTGTTGGAATCAATCGCCAGAGGGAAGGCAATACATATAACCGCGAGACCGTGGGAGGCATCGAAAGGGCTGTCCTACAGTCTTCGTATATCACCGACTGGCTTTTCCAGAAGCACGATGACACCAAGCGAAGGGTTATCGAATGCTTCATAGAATACGCGAAAGCGGCACTTCGTGGCAGAAGCAAGAAGTTCCAGTATATTCTTTCTGATTACTCCCGCAGGATTATGGAAATCGACGGGGATGAGTTCTGTGAATCCGACTACGGTCTTGTCGTGGACAACTCCCAGGATATCCAGAAGCTGTCTTCCCAGATTGAAACCATAGCTCAGGCTGCGGCACAGAACAATGCTATGTCCTTCTCCAGCCTGTTGAAGATGTATTCTTCCGCTTCGATGAACGAGAAAATCAGAATCATCGAAGATTCCGAGAAGAAACTCCAGCAACAGCAGCAGGAGCAGATGCAGCAGCAACAGCAGATCGAACAGCAGAAGATTCAGGCTGAACAGCAGGCGAAGATGGCGGAGATGCAGCAGAAGGATACGCTCAACCAGCGTGACAACGAAACCAAGATCCGTGTCGCCGAAATCAACTCCCAGGCTGAATATCTCCGTCTTGGAATATATGCCGAGGAAAATGACGAGCAACTGGTCCACGACAAACACGAAATTGAACGTGAAAAGCTTCGTGCCCAGATAGAACAGTTCGATAAGGAATTGAGGGAGAAGGAGAATGAACGGAAGGATAAACGCGAAATCGAACTGAAGAAGATAGAAGTCCAGAAACAGATTGCCAAATCAAGGGGAACAAGTTCAGGAACAAAGAAATAGTTAAGATATGAAATACTTTACTCCATCACAAATAGAAGAGATTCGCAAACAACTCGCAACGCTTGGCGTGCGTGACCTGGATCTCCCGATAGCCAATGAACTGGTCGGAGACGAGTTCGTTGCCATCGTACAAGATGGCGTGAACCGAAGGATTGGTTTGCGGAAACTCATCCACGACTTCCTCCCTGACGATATTGCATCCGGAGCAGATGGTGCTTCCGCATTTGACATTTGGAGGGAACAACCCGGAAACGCTGGTAAATCTGTTGAAGAATTTCTTGCATCTCTTAAGGGTGAACCTGGAGCCAACGGAGCGAATGGGGCCACTGGCGCAACAGGTGCTACTGGTCCTGCTGGTCCACAAGGTCCTACTGGCTCACAAGGTCCGCAAGGTCCGCAGGGGCCTCAGGGAAGTACTCCTGAACTTTATACTGCAACGGCTTCGAGGCTTGGTGTAATCAAAGTTGGTGATGGTCTGGACATAACTTCCGATGGCACATTGTCGGTTACAAAAACCTTTGCTTTGGAACCTGCGTCAAGGAATACTCTGGGAGGCATCCTGCTTGGGCACGAAGAAACCGGAGCCAATGATTACGCGGTTAGGCTTGATGACCAGAACAGAGCATATGTCATTGTTCCTGGCGGTGGAAGTGGCGGAGTGAGCAGTCTTGCTTTGCTTACCGATGTATATAATGACGGTCTTACAGTCCTTCGTGGAAATGGAAGTCCTGCCCAGTCTGGTGATTCTCTTGTCTTTGACGGAACGAAATGGATTGCTTCCCTCGTAAGTGGAGGCTCCATTACTTCTTATGGTTATGTCGGTACGACGCAAGTACAAAGCGTTCCCGCAAACCAGGATTTGACAGGCATTAAATCCTTTAAGCTGAATAGCTCCAGTTCGTTTGTTGAATGGGAAGAAAGCAATAGTGCTTGGCATTTCCACGGAAATTTGTATGCTGACGGATGGATCGCCGCTGGTGGTATAGGTAGTGGAGGAAGTGGTGGTAGTGGCGGCGGGGGTTCTTATTCTGCCGGAAACGGAATTAACATTACAAGCGGTGGTGTTGTTTCTGTTAAGCCCGCAACTGCTTCTACCATTGGCGGCGTTATTGTTGGTTCTGGCCTATACATCACCGATTCCGGTGTTCTTTCCGTTGTTGGTGGTGGAGGAAGTGGCAGTGGAAGTGGCGGTACTGGAACAACCTATACTGCTGGTGCTGGTATTGATATTACTTCAGATACTATTTCTGTAAAAGCCGCAACCAGTTCTGCATTTGGCGGAATTAAGACGGGGTATACAAATAGCGGGAGCAACTGGGCAGTGCTTGTGGATGGTAGCGGAAATGCTTATGTCAATGTTCCCGGAACTTCCGATTTAAGCGGAACTGGAACTGTTACATCTGTTGGACTGACTGCGGCAAGTGGTTCTCATTTAGCCGTCAGTCCTACTGGTAATCCGATTACCACTTCCGGAACGTTAGAAGTTGGTGTTGCCAGCGGATATTTTATCCCTTCTACCTCAGATAAGACCAATTGGGATTCAAAGACGAGTAACGTCGGAACGATTACCGGTATAACAATGAATGGTAGTTCTATGGGAACCTCCGGAGTTGTTAATCTTGGAACGGTAATAACCACTACATACGCACTTACGCTTTCTGCTGGTTCTTTCAGTGCAGGGACTTATAATCCTTCTGTTGGTGCTGCGAGTTTCAATATTCCGACAAATGCTGGTCATATAGGTTATGATAACACGGCTACCTATTCAAGTGGAACACTTGGTTATTTCGTCAAGAATCTTGATGATATCTATGTAACCAAGGGAACGACACAGACAATCACTGGCGCTAAGACTTTCTCTACCAATAATGTCACATTGAGTGCCGTAGATCTTGTTCCGAGTGGTTCGTGCGATGTCGGTACTTCGTCCAGTAGATTCGCTTATATCTACGGCGAGAACGAAGACCTTTCCGGCGACCTTACCCTTGCGGCTAACTCGAAGATCAAAATTGGTCCGCTGATGATTGAATACGATGACAACGCGAAGGCTCTTCACATTACCAAGTGGGGCAATTCCGATACGAATAATTATGGATTATATGCCGACGGTTTCATTTCCGCTGGCGGTGTAGCTCAAACTTCTTAAGCTATGGCACATCATAACGGAATCATATATGTTGACACTTCGGGTTCGCAGCCCCTTGGCGTGTCTATCGAAACTCTTCAGGGCGACGTTGAGGCGGTGCTTAGTCGTAACGAATCCGACCTTGGCCTTCTCTGTTCTGATAAGGAATGGTATAACGGCAATCTTCGTAGGGTGAATGTCATTAACAAGTGGGCGAAATATAAGCCGATAATTCATACCGAGAAAGGATTTGTGACTGCCGCACAGCGGATTGCCAAGAATCAGGGATTTGTTGTTGATGATTCGACCATCGGTTCGACTGACTCGCTTTATCAGAGAGACGTTACAAGGGCCTTTAATGCCGCCGATGAAAACGATGCGGATTGGTTGTATGCTACTCCGACTGGTGATATCAATACTTCGCCTTTCCGTATTATGGACTTTGCCTGTGTTAACACAAGTATTGGAGACAGAACTGGAAGCGGATACAATCACTATGCTAAGAATCCTTTTGAGCTGCATTCGATAGGCAGATATCCTAATGATGGGACGGCAAACGGAACAGAGGATTTTGCTGTCACTTGGTATTACAGGCCCGAACAGATATCCTTTACGGATATGAAGATTTACAACGACCTGTTGAGCACCCATACTTGGTATTGGGGCATATTTGCACAGGTGCCGGGTGAAAATGGAGCAAAATCTTTGATTCCGATTATGTCTACTCTTCGTGGCTCTACCAAGTTAGCGGTAGGGTCTCCAAGTTCGGATCTTAATATCGGGTATTTTACTCTTAATCTCGGTACGAACACTTATGGCGACTGCAAGGCATTCCTTGGTATTTATGCCGTGAACAACACAACGCAGGAGTACGGAGGGCATTTCATTTATGCTCCGCTTTGCGAAGAAAGTACGTTCTACATTATGCAACAAGCCGCGGAAATTCGGTTTGATTTGAACAGGGCTAATACTGGAAACCCTTCGGCAACACAGGGCGTTAAGGTAACTTATGCCGAAGATTCATCGCATACTTATCTGACAGGCTTATCATTGAATTTGATTGTCCTTGTATTACCATCAACAAGTCAATCTCTTCCTTCAAATTTGACGGTTACATTCTGGGGTGCCAGTCGTGCGATTTATCAGGGTGTATCTGGCGGAGAAAATCGTACTCCTGACGATAACACTACTATAACAATATTGAAAGACCAGCAAAGTCCACAATTCTTTTTTGTGCCTGTTTCTATTATCCAGCCCGCAGTTACAAGCCCTGTTGTTTGTGACGACCCCTTAGAAACATATTTCAGTATAGAGGTAAAGGTTGGTAGCGAAACATCATTCTACATTGATCCTTTAACGACTCAGCATTATAATCACGCCGT